TTTTCACGCAAAGCTTTAACGTCAATTTTTGCCATATTTTAAACCTCCCGAATTTTATAATTAGACTGCTCCGCCACTTGGATGCGTTAATGCGCCTGAACCCGTGAATGTGATTGTAGATTCGATCATGTCGTCATGCGGTGCTGTTCTTTCGAAATCGATCGAAGCCTTGCCCTCGTAAACAGGATTTGGGTCGTCTTGATGATCGAAAAATTGAACTGTTATCTTGTCGTCAATATAGTCCAACCAGTATTGATCGACGCTGATACAAGTCGCTTCTCCTTCCCACGACTTACGACCGATTTCATGGTCAGCCCAATCGTCTCCAGCAACACTCGAATCAACTTTTTCGGAACTTACCGAAACCGACCATTCGCGAAGTTCCATAACTCTGACAGACGTTCCATCGACTTCCAACATAACTTTTGCGTACTGACCTGTTTTCTTCATTCATTCATCCCCCTNATTGAGTAAATTCTTTCGAACCGTTGTCACGCAAAATNGTGACGGAAACGTCGAAATAACCACGAAAATTGAACGTCTCGCTTGCTACATCATCGTTTCCAATCGGTGAAAAGTCAGATACATCACAAACAAACGTTTTACCGGTGTCTGTGTACGTCTCGTCGTATAACGGAATCGGCTTTCGTAATTCCGTTGCGACTTTTTCTTGAAGTTTTATTAACTCTTGGAAATCTCGCGCAAATACGCCAATTTGAAAATTGTAAGTGCTTTGATAACTAGTTCGTCCTGCCGCTAAAATCAGATCGTTCGCCATCAAGTGTTGTAATGTCAAAAACGGCTTTGTTAAACCTGTTAATTTCACTCCATCGTAAATCATTTGCGTTTTTGTTGATTCGGTTATTTTCGAATCTAAATACATTCGGAGGGATAGCATGATTTCGAATAACAAACACATCGCCCTCCTTTACGTCATATAATTTTCGATCGTGCGGGCAATCCGTTCTTTGATTACTGGCGCTTCTTTCAAAACGGCTTTATAGAAGAATCTGTTTTTCGTGTTGTGTTCGTATTCTTGTCGTTGTGCGTACGGTGCGATAGAACCGAACATGTAATGATGACGGCTTAACTTTCTCGGTGAGCCGTAAATAGTTTCTTTAAGATAGCCGGTGTCTACAGGCGCATTGTCTCCGGCTTCGTTCGCCATTCTTTCAATTCCTTCTTCTAGGTCAACGTCAATCATCTGCTTAGCCCGTCTTGCTGAAACAGCCCCTAATTTACTTTCCACTTCGTCAATACCTTTAAAATCGATTTTGTATCGTGCCATATTACGTCATCCTTCCGAGTAAAACGTAATAACGGTTCGGTTCGCCCAAACCGATTTTATCCACGCCTCTAATACGCCAAAATTCGCCTGATTCGACGTGTTTCACTTTTTCCACATCCGATAAATCNANCGCTAGGTCAAATTCNGCGAAAACGTCGCCAACTTCCGCGACCACGCCGTTTACGTACTTAATGTCATCAGTACCGGGGCTTTCGGAAGTGTATCGACGCCAAGTAGCTTCGACTTGTTCCTCAACTTCTTCGTATTTAGGGTCATTTGTAAATGGGTCGATGCCTGCTTTGGCTTTGTGAAACAAAATAACGGACTGGGTGCGGTTTTGCATGATTTCCGCCCTTGTCCGTTTGATAAGTTCAATATCGTATTTCGTCAGCAATTCCGCACCTCCTATTCAAGTCCGTCTATCAAAACGGGCAATAATACGCTTCGACAACGTGGATGCGGATTTCTTATTTTTCGCGTCCCAACCGGATACACACCTTCGCCTAAGCCGTGCTCATCGCGGTGAGCGTAAATATAGCACTTATGACGCTCATGTTCGCCGGGTTCACCATGCGGAAAATCCACGATTTTTAACGCCTTAAAAATACCCGAATCCTCTGCAAATTTACCGATTGTTTGGCGCAAAGTGTAAAGGGCTTCCGTTTCCGTAATGACGTCTAATCGCCAGCTTAAATCCGAAAACACTTGTTCAAGTCTGCGGAAAATCTCGGTAGTTCCTTCGCCTCTACGGATACTTTGTCGAAGTGTTACCTCGATTTCATTCCGCAAGACTTGTGCAATGTTTCGGATTCTATCGTTTAACACAAGACCGTCTTTGCCGATTCGATTAAAAGCGCTGTTTATCGCCGAATTTACATGGTTGCGATAGGTTGTTCCGGTCAAAGCACTGAATACCGCTTCTGCAACCCCGATCGTTAGTTCGGCTAGTGCTGCCGGCAACCCAACAACCTCGATTAACTGACTGATTCCGATGTAAGCGATAATCGCCTCGGCTAACCCAATAGTCGTTTTTTGCGCCACATCTTCAAGAACCAATCGTAACTCCCGCTGTAAGTTTCGGTAAATTTCGTTTTCTAATGCAAGGATTTCGTCTAAAATCACGTTTACTTTTCCGCGAGGGATTGTGCCGTCAGGATTAGCGTGTTTCGCGAGAATGTCGGCAATAGTTAACCTCGACTTTTCAATCGCACGTCGAACTTGCGAGTTTTTTCGAGGTAACGAGCGTTCAATTGTTTCGTACAACTCGATAATCGCTTCATCCATACAATCCCTCCTAACGGTCTACCCGCGACATGAAATAGACTTTTGAACCGCCGATATTTCCAGCGCCTTCCGCTTTTTTACGCTCGTAATTTCGCCACAACTCGGCAGCTATGTTCCGGTATTGTTCCGATACATTTCGTTTGTCCACGGTTTCTTCGCCGTCTTTGTACTCAAAGTAATGAGCCGCTTTTAACGCAATTTGAAGGGTTCCATCCCATTCCGCGTATAGCAACACAAGCATAATTTGATTACGTGGTACGTCAGCGTTGGCGTCGAATCCGTGTTCTAGCATTGACCGCTCAATCCAAAGGTCGGTATCCTCTTTAGTTACGTTTGGGACGTCTTTAAATCGTTTTAACAGTATTTCGGAAAGTTCGGATAATACCGCCACGCTAACGACCTCCTAACTGATTATTTACTCGCCTTGCCGCTTGATTTCGTGCTAGTCGCGACTTTCTTGACATAACCGATTTTTTCGAGGTAATTGGCGGACTTTTCTTCAACGTCAATTTGTGCGCCTTTTTTATGTCCGTCAACTACCGCATCTAGCACCTCAACTTTTACTTTCGCCATAAATCAATACCTCCTTCGTTACACGGTGAATACGTCAGCGTGGAAGATTAGCCCCGGTTGTTCGACGGTAGGGAATCCGGCTGCAACAGCTTCTAGTACGGAACGAATCGGATTTCTTTCGTCATATGCGCCTAAGAAAATTCCCGGCTCAAAGTCGTTCTCTACTGTAGGTCCAAGTAAGTAGTTACCCACACCTTCGGAAACCATGACAAGACGATTGACAGGGAAAAACTCGATTATTTCGTTTTGTCCGTTTGCAAGATTTCTAACAGTCACTTTTCGGTCTGTTATGATTTCGACTGGAGGTAGACCGTATTGGGTTAATACGCTATTTAAGTCCTCTTGGCTTGCGCGAGTAGAACCTTCCGGTCTGCCGGCTTCGGTAATAATGTATTTATTTTTCAGCAACTTAGCATTTGCTTCACGGCTCATTAAAATGACGTCAGGTGCTTTGCCGTTTGCTTCTTCATAANNGCTAACCCATTCTAANAAATCGCCAATCACGTCGCGGGTAGTTTCGTTCCAATCGTTACCGGAAGTCAAAGCGACTTTATGNTCGGCTGGAATACCGAAATCTACCGTAACTTCAATNCCGTGTTTCTTATAGTCAAAACGACCTTTCGTTAACACTTCCATTTTTGTCACGTCGATACGACGTTGAATTGCCTGAACAAGATCAACNCCTTTCAACGTAATCTTTTCGATCATCGCTTGTTTTTCGCCGTTACTACGCGCTTGATTTAATGCAAGCAATTCTTCTTCGGTTATGATGTCTTTTAACCCCATTTTGGCAATTTCGCCATGCATGGACGCAACAGCGTCTCTATCTACTACCGGAGGCTCGCCGCCATGTCCGATCATAGGTGCGATGTATTTGCTAGATTTAATAATGTCGTAAGCGAATTTGTAGTCATAAGTTTCTTCCGTCGGTAAAAATCTATCAGCAATCGTAGGTACGGAATCTTGAATTGTTTCGTCGACTAATCCACGTAATGCGGGCTTTTGAAATTCCTCAAAGTACGTAATTCCTGCCATTTAATAACAACTCCTTTACATCGTTTTTTTATTAAATATCTTTAATGAAACGAATCATCGGTGTTTTTGCTCTGAAAGCGTCAGTNGGCGCTTGCGGNAGTTTTCCTTCGTAAACTGAACCGCGAATAATTACTTCACCGACAATAATATCGTCAGTTCCGTTGTTTTGAACATCAATGTTTAAAACCGCAGGNTCGTCATATCCAGCCGGAAATTCACCCGGTGTNGTTTCAACGTAAGGCTCGAATTTGCCNGTAGTCGTATTACGAACGATTAATGTTCCGATTGGAATAACTCCTTCCGGGAATTTTGTAGCATCAAGTGTCGCCCCAACTTCGATAAATTGAACGTGTTCGGACGCCAAAATGTTTTTACCGCTTCTATATTCATTGCGGACAGGTTTTAATGTGTAAGCCATTATTCAAACCTCCTATTTCGTTTTAATTTTTCCTTTTTCTTTTAAGCGCTGATAAAGAGATTTCCCTTTATCGCGCAAGTCCGTTTTCTTCGGNTCTTGCTTTTGNCCGTTACCAACGCTAGGGTCGGCATATGGCTTATGATTTGGCGGAATAACCGTTTTAAGCTTTTCAATCGATTCGGNAAGTTCTTCATCCGTTTCTCCCGCCAAAGAGTTAACTAACAACGTCACTTGCTCGTCTGTATAGCCGGCTTTTGNGAGCAAGGCTTCTTTTTTCGCTTTTAAAGCGTTGGATTTTATTGTTTCGAGTTCAGCTTTCAATTGTTCAGCTAACTCTTTGTATTGTTCGTTTTCTTCAAGTTTTTTGCGCTCTGCTTCATCGCGCTCTTTTTGAAGTTCAGCCAATTGACGTTTTAATTCGTTTACTTCGTCAACTTTCTCTTTGAATCGATCATAAGGTATTTTGTTATCTACTTGTTGCTTTGTTTCGGTTTTTTGCGCCTCCGCAGGCGATTCTTGTTGTTGAGTTTCAGTTTGAACAGTTTCTTGAATTTGTTGTTCTCCCATTTTCATTCTCCTTTCGTTTTACGCCCGACGGCGAGATTTAAGTATTAGTTGTTGTTTTCGCCACAATCACAAATTTCGCAGAAAGGACAATCGTTCATAATACTCACCACCTTTACTTAGCGTTTTCTGATTTGAACTAACCCGTCTCCGCGACAGTTATCGCAGATTTTATATTCACCGCTTGTTTGGTCGAGAATTTTCCCACTCCCTTGACAAACAGGACAAATTTCCACAGGCTCACCACTGGCATCAACTAATTGACCGCCATCTGATCGTTCCTGCGCTTCCTGCGCTTTTTGCGTCAAAGGCAAGCTGTTTCCTACTTGCGATTCTTCCTGCATCTCGTTTACATTTCCGTAAGGATTAAGTCTATTCATTTGTTGCGACTGCTCGTTTAGAATCTCTTGTTGTTTCGCTTTGACGTCTTCAACGCCTAAACGTCTCATTGCGCCTGCTTGCGATTCCAAACGATTCGCCATTTCCTCGCCGAGTAACTCAACTAATTCTTTGCGGTTATCTGGTAATGGTAACACAAATTTAATTTCCGTTGTGTAATCTTCGATTTGA